GGATTCGACTCCCACGGCAATATCTGAGATGCGACCGCCAAAGATGGGAACGAATGTCGCAGTCGTATCTTTGACCTCGATGTTGATCGATGTATTGATTCCCCATGTGTAAACCTGATTCGTCAGGTTGAGGATTCGAATCGCTGCGTATCCTGCCTGAGCCTGCGAATTGACGTCGGTTCGCCCAGAAGTAATCGAGAACCCGACTAAAGTGATGCCGGTAATTGTGTCGCCGTTAGCGCGGATACGGTATTCGGGAGTCCAAGCCGTCACGTTACGAGAACACCGCCTAAGAAGCCACCGCCGCCACCTGTGCCGCGTGAGGCTGATTCTGTGAGGACTCTGGCAATCTGACGAGCCGTTGACTCAGAATCGATGGCTCCGTTGACTGTGATGTTATTCGTAACCGGAGCGACCGGCGCGGCGGCTGTGGAAGCCGACGGAACACCTCGCTCGATCGCCCGGATACTTGGCGCAGACGGTGCGGTAACACCTGCGCTTGGTGCGTTGATGGTAGGAATGTTAGGTAGTGCCGGGATTGCGTTATAGGCGCGGATAAGGGCATTGATTCCGGCGATTGCCACTTCGACCGTTGCTCGAATGAAATCAGCTGCTTTGGCGACTATGTTGATGACGCCTTGAGCGATAACTCCAAGAGCCTTGAGCGCACCACCGAGAACCGTTCCGATGACCGGTGCGATGTAGGTTCGGACTAAATCTCCAAACTTGGTAAAGGACTCCTGATTGGCTGCGACTGCGTCACGGACTCGACGGAATAGGCTAAGCGCACCTTCGAACACCGGAGTTAGCACGGTTCGAATAATTGTGATTACGCGCTCGATGTTGCCTGCTAAACCGTTTCCGCTACCGAAATCTTCAGCGAACTTCTGGATGACTGGAACAATGCGATCGTTGACGAAACTGAGCAGACGCTCAAGGATCGGAAGTAGCGCGAACCCGATTGATTCTTTGGCTTCATCCAGAACGATGTTGAGACGATCTAAGCGACCCTGAAAGGTGTTTGCTGATGCGGCTGCTTGACCGGCGAACGTTTGTCCTAATTTCGCCGTTATCTGCTCGAATGAGAGGGTTTTGACTTCGGCTGCGGTAAGACCTACACCCAGGCGAGTTAGACCGCCCAGATTGCCTTCCTGAGCCTTTGAGAGGGCTTCTGTGACGGCTTGTAGGCTTCGCCCTGTGCCTGCGCTAATGTCGAGCGCGATGGACTGTAAGCGTTGCGCCTGAGTCAGATCCCCGGTGGCTCGGACGAGACGATCGAGTGACGGACGTAATTCATCGTCAGCAATTCCCACCGCGACGGCGGTTGTCGAGATGTAATCCTCGGTCGCGGCGACTTGCGCTTCAGTTGCGCCGGTGACGTTCTCAAGCGTTCGACGAAGCGACTCCTGAGCCTTCTGATCCTCGATCGCTGCTTTGACGCCATCGACGGCAAGTTTCGCGGCATAGGCTCCGGCTGCTGCGGCAGCTGCGGCGAATGCTAGGGCTGCCTTTTTGCCAAAGTCTGCGACCTTTGAGCCGAAGGATTGAACTTCCTTCTCGCCTTGACCGAGTTGCTTTTTGAGGTTGTCAACATCCGCAAGGATGGAAAGTTTCAGCGTTCTGAATTCTGCCATGTTACGTCCACTTCTTCAGAATGCGATCGAATGCCTGAACCCATTGAGCGATTAGTTGAGGCTGAATGCGACGGAGTGTCGGATAGATGAAATATCCAGCGTTGCCCCGAAGCCCTGCTCTCGGAGTGCGTCTTGGAAACTGTCGGTATCGATTAGAACCGAACTCAAAACCACGCCATAACTCTTTCGTCGAACCACCACCGCTAAAACGCTGACTGGCGAACCCATAAGAGAATTCGCCCACTTTTGATGTTCTGCTGACCCGAACTCCATCAGCGATTCGTCGAACTGCGACCGGATTGACTGTGCGCGAAAGAGCTGCGCGCCGGACTTCTTGCGCCGCATATTGAGCCAGTTCGTAGCCCATTTTCTTTGCTTCATCAGTTGCCTGTTCATCCATCGCCTTGAATGCGCCGATGACCGAGCGTAGTTCCTTCTTGTCAAAGGCTAAGGCTGGCTCGGTCACTTGCGCTCCTTCAATACTTCAAGAGCGGTCAGGATGTCGCTGGCATCCGTCCACTCACTCATCGGAATTCTTGTCGCGATCGCCAGTTCGACGATCAATCGGCTCAGGCTTCCGACTGATCCCGATCTCCTTATTACGCGAAGTTTTCTGCTGGAACTCCGATGACTTGGAAAGTGAATGTTACAGTCTGTGCGTCGTTTCCTGACCCACCTGCTGACGGCCACATAGGTAAAATCTGGAAGGTAAAGACTGCTCCGGTGCTTGCCGTAAAGACGGTGCTGATTCCGGTGTTTGGTGCTGACTCAGCGACACCCCAAAGGATTTCGCAAAGCGAACCGGTAACACCCCAGTCAGCCAACATTTCGACCTCGAAGGTGAAGTTGTTATCGAGAACCTTGTAAGCCTTGCCGTTGAGTGTCTCGAAGGTTTCGCGAGTCATTTCGCCGCTGAGGACTGCTGACGTCGCCTGAGCGTCGAAATTGTTACCACCGATAGTGAAGGTAACATCGCGACCGGTAATGACGGTGGTAGACATTTCTGCTCCTTAGTTTTGGAAGTAGGTTGAGACTCGAATATCAGCGACTAACTGATTGACCGAGCCGACCTGAGTAACTGTTGGTCGATTGACCTCTCCAACGATATATCCGGCTGGGATATTCGTCAGAACGCTAGTGATAAGTTGTTCTAAGTTGTCGAGTGCTGCCGCGTTGCTCGCGTAGTTCACTCCAACTGCTAGAACCATATTGACTCGAAGCCGTAGAACGCTTTTGCCAATTGTCTCGATATCCAAGTAAGGATCATCGGGAACGATGCTGACGTGAGGAGCCTGCGGTGCTTCTGGAACATGGTCATAGATATTAGCTGCGACCGGTGCTAATGATGTTTTGAGCGCGGCGCGAACTTCAGTCGCGATCGTCATAGTGCGATCGACTCCTGATCGATGTGCCTGCCTAGAATGCCGGAGACTCGATTGAATAGGCTACGACCGAGACGGAATGGCGAGACTTGGAAATCGACACCCTCGATCTGACCGCCTACTGCGCTTCGGCTTTGGAATACCTCGGTGGCGACCGCTAGAACCGCCGACTCAACCTCTGGAACGCCTACGTAGGTGCTTGCGCCGGTAAGGGTCGCGGTTCCAGCCGGAATCAGGTTCTTTTTTGCGATGTCGGCATTGACGATCGCCACTCGGAAGGTCGTATCGCTTAGACCGTCTGCGAGAACGGTGTGAGTGCCGTTGAAAGGCGAACCGGCATTGGCGATGACGACGCTTTGTCCTTCGCTAAATACTTGAATGGGATCGAACTCGAAGATGGCTTGATTGCTTTGAAGTTCGACGCTCCGAATTGGGCTGCGATATGTGACGAGCATCGGCAAGACCACCGCTTCGGCAGTATCGATGACGTCGTTCAGAATTGCGTCTGAATACAGGGCTGAGGACACGCCAAGAACGGCTCTGAGTTCACCTGCCGTGATTATGGTGGGCATGTCCTCGCCTTTCTGCTAGAGATCCCCAGCCGGCTCGGGATCAGACCGGCTGAGGACTTATTGATTTACTTACGCGACGGTGATGTTGCGGAATGCGGTTGCGTACTTGCGAGCGCAAGCGACATAAGCATAAACGCCAACTTCATACTGTGCGTTGGCGACAACCGTTGAACGAATCTGGATCGCTGGCGAACGGTAGAACGTCGCTGCGTCAGAAGCGTAGACCATACCCTTGACGCCGGTTCCGGTGTCTAGGTTTGGATCGACTACGAGTTGAAGACCTGCGATTGTGCCTGCGGTCGAACCCTGAGTCATCAAGCCGGCTGCGTTTTGTGGAGCGGCTGCTGCGAATAGTGGACGCTGGCTGCCATCAACTGCCGCGAGCAACTCGGCAAAGTTGCCGGTGTCTGCAAGGAAACGATTTGGAGTCCGGCGAAGAACACCGTAAGCGTCTGCGATACCGTCTGCGATACCTGCGTAAAGAGTTGCGCCAGAAGATGATCCGGGTGCGCCTGCTGCGATTGAGAATGCGTACGCATCAGCCTTCTGCGCCCATGAGGCAGCCAGTTCGCGGAGAAGAACATCGACGTAGGATGGATCGCTTCGCTCAAACAACTCTGCGTTGATGATGTTTGCTCCACCGATCTTGACTACATCAATCTCAAGAGAAGTGATTGTTGTATCGGTCGAATCAAGTTCGACACCCTCAGCGGTGATTGCGGTCGTTGCCTGAACACCGATAACTGGACGATAAAACTTCATTCCAGAAGCCGGAAGAACACCTTGCTCCAAAGAATCAGCGAATGGCATTTGGTCATCGATGATGCCAATCAGGTCACGAAGATAAGTCGGTGGAACGACACCGATGTTCTCCGAAGTAGTTGCTACGTCGAGTGCTGCGACGAGATCGCGAGCCTCTGAGTCGCCTTGCGATGCGCGAATTTGCGCGAGTGCGTATTGTCCTGCGGTGACGTTGAGATTCACGCGAGGAGCGGTGAACATTGGCGCAGACTTAGCCTGAACCTCTGTCGCCTGTGCTTCTACCGTTTCTACGGCAGGAGCAGGAACGGTAGTGTCGGACACTTGTTCTCCTTCGATTGTTGTTTGATCCTCGGAAACGGTTGCTTCCTCGGAAACCTTGTTTTCTTCTTCGCTGGCTGCGACTTCAGCGACACGCGCTGAATCGATTGCTGGCTCGGTGACGAGGGAAACCTCGATCAACTTTGCGGATGAGATAACCATTGCTCCGTCTTTGTTTTCCCAGTCGTTGAGCTTGACGCCGACGCTAAATCCATCGCGCAACCCTTCGGCTGCCTCGATCAAAGCATCGGATCCGGCTGAAGTATTTGAAATCTTGAACTTGGCTTCGATGCCGGTGTCGGTAACTTCTGCGCTGACCATTTTGCCGATTGGTCGCGTCAACTCATGCTCAAGAAGTAATTTGACGTTTTTATTGAATGCGATCGAATCTTTGCTAAACACGGTGCGTCCGGCTGATGTGTTGCCTTCTTCGCCCCATGTAACGATGCGACCGGTCAAAGTGCGAGTCTCGACATCGGCTGCCGTGATGGTCATTGGGTAGTTGATCTTCATCCTAAGAGATCCTCTGCTTTCCTAACTTCCTCAACGGTCATCGCTCCGATGCCGGTAAGAATCTGGTAAATCTGCGCTCGCTCCAAAGGATTTCCGCGAAGGAAATCGTCCAGATCGAATCTGACGTGAGTTCCGGCTGGCGTGAAGTCATCCATGCTCAAGCGTGACTCGATTGCGGTAAGAATCGGACGAAGCGAGAAATCAATCAACGAACGACGCTCGGAAGTAGCATTCGAGTAGGTCATCGATGTCGATTCTGCGCTGAGGAAGTAAGCCGGGATGCCACATTGACGAGCAAGTTCGAGCGCGATGTATTGACGAGCTTCTGATAGTTGAAGTTGCTTTGGATCAAAGCCTAAAGCCTGAAGTTCGACGTCAGCATTGAGGAAAGCAGTAGCCCGATTAGTTCTTGACGTTCGCCATGATTCCAAAAGGGATTTGATTCGCTCGGAAGGTAGATTCGTTCCGGTTGATTTCAATACCATCGTCGGAAGTGGCTCACGAGCATAAAGTTCGGCAGCCTTTTCAAGTTCGATTGCGGCGCGAATAGTGCGTCCTGCGCGATTCAAGATTCCCGAATCTGCGAGGTTGAAGAATTGAATAATCGACCCGACACCGCTCATCGGTGTTTCGTAACCGCTGACGCTATAACCAATAATCTCTGTGCCAAGCGGATTTGTTTTGACTGTTACCCATTGAGGATCGATGCGAGTCCAGCGACGAACGCGACCGCCATCCGATGCGGCGTACATTTCCATAACTTGACCGTAAGCAACGCCATAAAGCCAAAGATCCTGAGCGAGATACGAATAAATCAAAGAAGCAGGGACACGCGGATCAGGTTGTTTGAATGATCGCTCAATTGGAATTCTTTCACCGGATGCGTCATTGAATTTTTCGATGGGAAGCGATCCGATTGTTGATGTGATGATTCCGTTAGCGCGAGCAACGGCAGGAACTGAAAGCGCATTGAGTCGCGGAACCGCAATCGCACCGCCGGCAACATTCAGCGCATTATTGTTGACGTAAAAAGGAGCCAGAGACGCGGCAACATCGACCACGTTTTCTTCTGGCTTTGAAGTAGCAAATAAATCCGCAAAAACGCCCATTGAGGATAAAGTCTAGCATAACGGACACACATTCATAAAGAATCCGGCGGTATCCCCACCGCCGGATTCGAGCCACGCGGTATCTGACCGCGTCACGGATCAAGCAGGTTCAGCCTACGACTATGTCGATGCCGTCGTCAATCCGGGTGGCGAAGTGAGTCACCAAAGCCGAAGCCACCGCAGCGCAGACGGTGGCGCTCGATGCCCGGCGTCCAATCACCCACGATGAGTCGCCGCGCTGATACTTGACCGCTGCCAAAGTCTGCTCGGTCAAGGTGTCTTGATTGGTGTGCTGAAGTCGCCCGGAGTTGATCGCGCCTGCCCATTCGTCGCAGGCTTGCTGATAATCGTTGCCATCGACGTCATGAACCGGGATTCCTGCCGGGATAAGTCTCACCGCGACCGCTGATGCGGTTTGCTTGGAATAAGCGACCGTTTCGGTCTGGAACTTGCGCACCCACGGCGCGATGTCGTTTGCCAAAGCCAGATCATCAAGAGCAAATTCGTTTTTCCATGTCTGAAGCAGAATGATGACGAACTTATCGCCTTCGATCTTCTGAGCTGCGACCAAAGCCGCTTCCCGGCGGTCTGGCGAAAGGTCAATCCCAAGCCATGTCGTTTTCTCAGGGTCTAGAGTCAATTCTAGATCTGCGCATTGAGTCCATTGATCAGGATCGATCGCGCCATTGAGGGTCACGACCCATTGGCAGAGCATTTCGGTTCGGATCGTGTCCGGTGGGTCATTCAAAGCCATTTTCAGATTATCGGGATGAATCGTGTAACCGAGCGATGGATTCGCCTGCGCTAAGCCTTCCCACATTTTCAACGATCCGTCTATCGGCGTGTCCGGGTGGGCTGAATACTCCCACCATCCGATGGTGTCGTCGTCCGAGTTGAGCGATGCCAAAGCCCGGTCGCGTAAGTTGTTCAGAATAACGGACGAAGCATCTCCGGCATTCGAATAAATCCACGTCTGAGGGTTTCGAGCTGCTTGGAGCGTGTAGCGGATTGAAGCCCACGTCGCTTCGTTCTTGTATTCGCGTAACTCGTCGAGGTGGATGGCTTCGGGTTTTGAGATACCACGTGTCGCGTTATTGCTGGCTCGATAAATATATCGGGCTCCGTTCATGAACTGGATTTCCTGCTCACCGTTCGCCCAGCGGATTTTCTTCACTTCCCCGGCGAGTTTGGAACCTTCGACCATATCGACGAGTCGTTTGAAGGCTTCGCGAGCCGTCGAGATGGTGTGAGCGGTTCCAATTTGGAGATCGTCGCCGAATAGCATCGCTCCGGCAAGGATGCGCAGGATCATGAACGTAGTCTTTCCAGACTGCCTAGCGATGAGAAGTCCGTTGAGCGGATGAGCCCACCTGCCGTCCTCTTTGACCTTCAGGCTATGGATTGCTACGAATTCCTGCCACGGGAGCAGCGGTGTGCCGATTTCTTTACAGAAATCGATCATTTCTTGACCGCGAGAGGGTAATTCGTTGAGTTTTGAGTGAATTCGGGGTTCTGTAACACCCCTTATCCCCGATAAGTCCAGATTGCTCACGATTCAACCCCATCGACTGCCGTAGTGTCCGATTTGTCTCGATAGTGGACTATTGTGCCATTTTGAGAGGTAAAAGAGGTCAGGGGGGTCGATGCTTCTCTTC